AAGCCCAGATTGTTGTACTTCTGGCAAAGATCTTAATCTTACTCCTATAGGTTTATATGTAATTTTTCTTGTTGCCATATTAACTTAATTGCTTGTATTGATATATCCCTGTTCCTAATGTTGCTACTGCTTGAGCATAACCTAATGTTTTAGCAGTCTTACCTGCAGATCTATCTATTGCTGCTTGGTATTCTCCCATGTTCTTTGCAATACGTGCATTAGTTTGGGCCAAGTTATATTCTTCAATTCCTTTAGATGCCATTTTAGTTCCAACACCTAACTTACTTCCAGAAAATGGATCTGTATTTCCAAACCCTGCAAACGCAGTATTGTATGCCATTTGTTCAATAGTGTTTTCCAAAGCTTTTATTCCATCTTCTTTCGCCTGGACAGCAGCTATTCTACCTTTTAAAATTTCTTGTTTTGCTTTAGCTTGATATTGTAATTGTGTTGCTTGAGCTGCTCTGTATTGTGTTATTGCTGAAGCTACTGATGCTGCTGCTGCTACGTATTGTACCATTTATCCTCCTATATACTTACCTTGTACTCTATTCCCAACAATGTAAAAAATAGAGGTTTAGTTTGTGTTATTGTTAATGTACTTTCTTCTGTAAATCCATTTAATGGCTGTACAGTTTTAATTCCAGTATAAAATTCTATTCCTGTTCCCAAGCTCAAATCCTCCAAATTTCTAAATGATACTTCTTCAGTATCAACTTTTATGCTCTGTGTGCTATTTAATATCAGATTTACTTCAGTAATTCTCTTTAAAAATCCTTGTACATTTCCATTTGGTAATCTTGTTTCTACAGGTAAAGTTTCAATTATAGGAGTATAAGGTATTCCAACTTCAACATATTCTGTTGGAGCTACATCTATTGTAATACCACCAGAGCTTACTGTCTTTTGTTGCAGGGCCAAATCATCTCTAACAACATCTACAGTTTCTCCTTCTAAATAATTTAATCCTGTTACACTTGTTGTGCCAGGCAAAGTAGCACCAAAAAATTGTGTAGCTGCATCTGTTGTAAAATCAAAATCAAATTTTTCTAAATGATAAACATCTGATCCATTTATTGTTCTTTTTACTACAACATAAATTTCATCAAAATCTGTACAAGCTGTTTTGAATAATCCTTCTGTTGTCCATAAAGAAGGAGATATAACTTGCTGATACCTAATAAATGGATAAGCAGCTATAGTTCCATCTTGATTTACTAATATTATTGTATGAGGCCTACTGGTACTTGTAGGATTAACATGGGTTATATCAACTGGATCATCTACCAAGTGAGATGAAAACAATGAAAAATTTTGAGATCTATAATTAACATCTGTGTCCTGGAAAACATACTCTATTAATTGATTACCTTGTCTTTGTATAAAGTAAGTGGCATTTTCTGTTGATATTGGTTTTAATGCTTTTGATCCTGTTCTTGTTGTAACTTTAAAAATTATATTAGTTGGTTCAATAGGATCTAAACTTCCTTGTGGTACAAAGAATTCTCCACCAGAAGTAAATACTAATAAATCTCTATTTGATACAATAGAATTAATTGCATTAACTTCATCTGTATCCAGGGTAGCTTCAACAGCTTCATCTGCTAATTGTTGTCCTGGATTAAAATTAAAAAAATCTGCAACTACAGATCCCCATACTGTTGCAGGCCTAGATTTAGATCCACCAAAAAATAATCTTCCTTCATGGAATGTTCCAGATCTTGGCCATCCACGTGAGCTGCTCCAAACATCTTCGTATCCACTTTCAAATTCCCAATCAGCTCTTGCTGTATCTTCTGTTGATGCTAGAGGTATTTCAACAAATCCTTCTAACTCATCATCTGAAATTTTTTTTACAATTCTAATTCTTCCATAAGGTTCAACATTGATGTATTGATTTACATACGTACTTTCTGGATCTGAAAAAATACCATTAGTTGGTTTGTTAGTTAATCTTATTGTGTCTTCAATTCCACTAGGAGTTAAATGAGTATGAGATGCAAAAGTTGATCCTGCAGCAGTTGTTACTGTAAAAGCATATTTTGGAATATACTCAAAAGATATATTGCTTACTGTCCAGGAGCTGTGAGAAGCTCCTCTTGTAATTTGCACTGGTTCTATATCTTGTTGTAAAATTATTAAAACATCAGCAGATTGTAAAAAATATAATTCTGATAAATTTGATGAAGCAATACCAGTAGAAGAAAGATCTAAATAATCGTTACCTGTACCATTAATATTTGTTACAAGTTCTCCAAGTTTATAAATATATAATCTATTTGAAACAAATAAAAATACGTATTGTTGTGTAGTAGAAAATTCAAAAGATTGAAGTCGTACTCCATTTTGAGGATTAGCTGCAGAAGGAATAGTATCAATATATTGTAGTCCAGGCCTTCTAGTTACTCCACCTTGAGGTAAGCAAACTACATTAGTTAGTTCTTTAGCAGCAGCTCTATATTGTTCTAAATCTATTCTGGCCCTTAATAAAGGATCAAACTCCCCTGCAGTGAAGTTTGTTTGTATTCGTACAATATTATCATTATCTGCCATTATCTTATATTCGTTAAAATATAATCCTCAATGACATTTGGTGGCTGCCCTTGAGCATCAATTTGAGTTGCAGTTCTAAAATATCCACCTCTGCCTTGGTCAGAAATATTACCTAAAGCATGAGTTTTCCAATAATCAGCTTTTGCTGTTTGATCTGTAATAGGTTCAGCAAGATGCCAAGCTAATTGATATACCAACAAAGTTACAAAATAAGTTGGCATATTAGCTTCAGTTACATCATAAACATAATCAATATAAACTGTATTAGAATTAGTAACTAATTTATTTCCATAAATTTCAAAATCTAATTGCTTGGGAGCATTAGCATTTCCAGTAAAAAAAACTGCAACAGGTAAAGAAGAAACTGCATCTGTTGGAAGTGTATATTGATAATTCCATTCATTAACTGGAGTAGTGCTATCTTGAGCTAACTGTACTTTTTTTAATGCAAACTTCCAAGGATACATGGATAGAGTATGTTTTTTAACAAACTCATACATATTGTTTGCAATACCAGAAGCCTTAGTTCCATCTGTAAATGAAGAAATAGTATTGGCACCTAATAAAGTTAATGCGTTATTCGCTATAGAAACTGAAGTATCTCCTGCTGCCATACTACCTTTTACCTTAAAATTAAAAAAAATGGGAGGGGGAAATTAATCCCCCTCGCCACAGTTGTTAGTTATTAGTCAGCGTCAGCTACTGATAAAGCTGTTCCATCCGATACGTCAACCACTGATCCTGTATTTGATAATACAGTAACCAATGAAGAAGTAGGAACAGAAGCATCCCACACATGGATTAGATCGCCTGCTTTTAATACATCTGCGGCTCCATTAAAGTAACCTTCAGTATTAATATCAGCTAAAGCATCTGTACCTGGTGCAGTATAGCTCCACATTTTAGGAGCATTTCCTGCTTTAGACTGGCCACCGATTGCGTTCAAGTTTGCCTTTGTATAAGCCATAATTATCCTCCTCTATTAGCTTTCATCACAAGTGATTTTTACGATACCTTCGTCATCAATCGCAACAGCACCTGCCGAGAACATACTATTAACCAAGAAAGAAGTTTTCTCTGGTACATAGTTGATCTCTGTTTTGATCCCCATACCTTCTGCCATACCCATAGCATTTTTATGGAAAGCATAACAAGTTCTGTCGTTAGTTGATAATGGAAGTCCGCCTTCAGATCTATCTCCTAATACTAAGATCTTAAATCCTAGCATAGCAGTAATCTCTCCATTTAAGAGAGCTTTAACTGCAAAGTCGTTAGAGATAGCTCTTTCGTCAGATAATAATCCTGCAACGTTATTTGCATGAATTACCATGTATCTATCTTCACTTGGAACGTTATTTTTATCTAGCAACTTTTTAGCTGCAATCATTTTTCCAACGTTTAAGTTAGAAGCAGTTGCAGTTCCAGAAGTCACTACTGTTTTAGCAACAGCTAAACTAGTTGATGAAGCATCAAGAGAATCAATAATTAATTGATCTTGTCTTCTTGCGATAGCTTTTGAAACTACCTCAACAAGCTCTCG